ATGCGTTTAAGTTCCAACAGAAGATGCTTCCCATAGCATTGAAGCTGTTGACTTTTTCACGCTTCGCACAACGTGACGTTAAGCCTTTGAAAGAAGGTTTGGAACTGCGATTTCGCAGATATGAGAAGATCCCTTACACCGGAAGAGATGTACCTATCGCTGAAGGTGTAACCCCGGACTTCGACACAATAAGCCACCGAACATTTTTGACCACTTTGCAAAGATTTGGAACTTTTGTGAACGTGACGGATCTAATGTTGGCGGTATCACACGACCCAATTTTGAACCAAATAACGGACAGATTGGGAACTTTTGCAGGGGAGTTGAAGGACTTTTTGGATTACAAAGTGTTCCGTGCAGGAACAAGCGTAGCCCATGCAGTTGCTACAGGTGCAACCGATGCCCGAACTCATGTCAGTTTGACGATTGCTAACACAATTGGATTAACCGACACCGGGACTAAGACTCCTAGCACCAACTTGCTCGATGTGGCAATTCGTGCTTTGGAAAATGCTGATGCAGAAAAACTCACTGAGTTCTTGAAAGCATCTCCCGGCATCGCCACTCAACCCTTGCGCCCTGCATACATTGCAGTAACGCATCCTGACCTTCGTCAGGACATCGAAAGCCTGCCTAGCTTCGTTTCGGCAGAACAGTATTCCGATCCTTCAGATCGTATGGAAGGTGAGATCGGACAGTGTAAAGGAGTGAGATTCGTTCTCACCACTCAAGCCACTCCGTTTGCGGATGCGGCTACAAGCATCACTGCTTCTGATAACACTTTGAAATCAACAAGCGGAGCCAACCCGGATGTTTATCCTGTGCTTATTATGGCCCAGAACTTCGGTGGTACTGCGACTCTCGCAGGTCGTGACAGTCTCAGACCAAAGGTTTCTTTGCCCTCCGTTTCGCCAAGTGATCCTATGGGCCAAAGAGGAACTGTGGCAGTTGATTTCTTTCATGCGGGGATCATTCTCAACGATGACTACCTCTACAGGATTGAGGTAGCCGCTTCATCATTAGCCTAAGAAAGGAGGTAGAAGTGGAAAGTAATAAAGTTAATGCATCACGAGTACCTCAGATGTCCAAGTACTATGTCATTGCTAGGAACGGACAATCAGGCGGTGATCTTACGTTGGACAGCAACGGTGACGGAACTTTAGACATCTTGATCCCGGAGGGAGCAAGAGTAGTTGCGGTTGAAGTTCGTGGAAACTTCACAAACGGTTCGGGAACTTCTGTCTTAAAGGC